GCGCTGCACGGAGAGGTGGCCGAGTGGTCGAAGGCGCACGCCTGGAAAGTGTGTAGGCGGGAAACCGTCTCCAGGGTTCGAATCCCTGTCTCTCCGCCATTTCATCTCCCCGAAATTTTCTAACTGATTGAAACCGCAGCATTGCTCTTGCCCGGCTCCGTCCTCGTGGCCAATTTTGCTGCACATAGCGCTACACATTTCGCTGCCCAATGCCTTGTCGTCACTGACGTTCAAGGGTAGTGTTAAAGCATGAGCATCGTCCGCCGTGGCCAGACCTACCATCTCAGAAAGCGCGTCCCAAAACGCTATGCGCCGGTCGAGTCCAGGCGCCATGTCTGGGTTTCCTTGCACACCGATTCCGAAAGCGTCGCCGCGCACAAGGCGGAAGGCGCGTGGCGGCAGATGGTGGAAGGATGGGAAGCGAAACTGGCAGGCGACACGGAAGACGCTGAGCGCCGCTTCGCCGCCGCCCAAGAACTCGCCGCCGTGCGAGGGCATCGGTATCTTACGTCTGCGCGCGTCGCGGCGCTTCCCACGGAAGAATTGCTGGCCCGCGTCGAGGCGGCCATGCGTCCCAATGGGCGGGCCGACAAGCGCGAAGCCGAAGCGCTCTGGGGCGGCGTTGCTGAGCCACCTATCACGGTAAGTCGGGCGCTGGAACTTTACTGGTCGCTTGCAGCGGATCGAACGCAAGGCAAGTCGGACGACCAGCTTCGCCGCTGGAAGAACCCTCGAATCAAAGCAGTGAATAACTTCGTGGCGGTTGTGGGCGACAAACCCCTCGCTGAGATTTCGAGCGACGACATGCTCGACTTTCGGGGCTGGTGGGTCGAGCGGATCGAGACGGAGCGGCTGACGCCAAACACGGCCAACAAGGATTTGATCCACTTGGGCGACGTGCTCAAGACCGTGGTCAAGATGAAGCGACTCAAGCTGGACCTGCCGCTGTCCGATTTGAGCCTGAAAGAAGGTGAAGCCAAGACGCGCCCGCCCTTCTCGGTGGATTGGATCAAGGACCGGCTCTTGGAACCGGGCGCGCTCGACGGGTTGAACACGGAAGCGCGGCTGATCCTCTTGGGCATGGTGAACACCGGCTATCGGCCAAGTGAAGGCGCGGCGCTCACCCGCGACACGATCCGGCTCGACGGGAACGTGCCGCATATCTCGATTGAGCCCGATGGACGGCAACTCAAGAGCCAGTATGCCCGCCGGAAAATCCCACTGGTGGGCGTTTCGCTTGAAGCGTTCCGGCAAGCGTCCGAAGGCTTCCCGCGCTATCGCCAGTCGTCGGCCAGTCTCAGCGCGACGGTTAACAAGTTTCTGAGGGGGAACGGCCTTCTGGAAACGCCCGCGCATAGCCTCTACTCGTTGCGGCATTCTTTCGAGGACAGGATGCTTGCCGCCGGGTTTGACGACCGGATCAGGCGCGACCTCTTCGGGCACAGGTTGGACCGGGAACGCTACGAGAAAGGGGCGTCGCTTAAACATGTCGCTACCATGCTTCAAGCCATTGCACTCTGAGCTGCGCAGATCATGCGAGCCCGGTCGATTGGGTCAGTGACCATCGCGGCTTCGCGGGCCTGAACCTCTCGATCAAGCCGCTCAAAAATAGGTGCGTAAAGCGGATTTTCTGTAAGGAGTTCAGCCACGGCGGCGCGGGCGGCGCGAAGCCGCTGCAAGTCCGATTTATGCGCCGCCGTGCCCATTGGTATTGCCTCAAACGCTCACCAACCGAACGGCCACGGTCGCCACGCCGCTACCGGCGGGCTTAACAGCCGTGCCGACGCGGGCGTTGCCGGTGGCGTCGATCGTTACAAGGCTTGCGGTGGCGTCCCAGAACACCGGGTCGCCCGTCGCCATGTCGTCGGCTCCGACTTTGGGCAAGTCGAAAACGCCGGTGACTTTCACGTCGAGCGGGTCGCCGGTGGCGGCGTCGCTCAGCGCAACGCCAACGATGCTGCCGATTTCGACAACCGCGCCTGATACGGCGGCGGCGGTTGCGGTGACGGTCAACGTGTCACCAGGTTGGATGTAGTTTCGTGCCATTGCTCAGACTCCCTTGGATGTCACAGGATATACGATGCGAGCGGCGCCTCTCTGCGCCGCCGCGATTTGCTCGTTGACGGTTGCCAAGGCGCGGGCCAGTTCGGCGTCGGAGCGATATGTCACGCTCTCACCGCTGGAATCCCGGACCTCTCGCACCCCGGTATACCGGGCCTCTTCAAGCGCGGCCCGGTAGGCGATCAGTTGATCGAGCGTCGCCATCAGGCAGCCCCGGTCCCATGATAGGCACCACGCCAATCGACCCAGGAGGTGCCGAAATCGAGGAACGCCCGGAACTTCATGCCCAGTGTGTCCCAGGACTCGGCTCGTTGAATTTGGACGCCTTGTGCAGATTGGAGGTACGCAAACTGCAAGGTCGGCACCCGCGCCGGATCAGCGGTAAGGTACCACCCATCGCCGTCAATCCGAGGTTCGACGATCAGTTCCATCCGCTGAGCGAATGGGTTCACGTTGTCGCTTGTGGCAGGATAGATGGACGCCAGCAGCTTTTCGGCGGTGGTTTCGAGTTCTGGCCCCACGATCAAGAAGCGTGGCGCTGCATCGATGATGGTCTTGCCGTCAAGACCCTTCACGGTCCGCATGGCTTGGCGCGCAACGTCCAGCGAGGCTTGATCAAGGTCTAATCCCGATGCGGCGTAGTTGCCCCGACTGGCATCGAAAACTGCCGTGCCGTCCGACATGAGCGGGTTGCCCGTGAAGGTTGCCACAAGCAAGTCCGCTTCCGTTTGAGCAGCAGCCTGCCCCATAGCGGACGTGATGTCGCCAAGAAGCCCGAGGTCATCATCGATCATGAGTTGGCGCGACACGCTGAACGCCCGACCATAGGTTCCAAGCTGAAGAGGTTCGCCCTGTTCTGCGCGGCTGACATGAACGAACTCGCCGCTCTCGCTCATCTCTTCTAGCCGCCCCATCTCGCCAAGCCGGATCGACATTGATTGCTTGAAGTTAGGCAGCTTGCGCTGACGGGCGATGCGCTTGAGAGGCGATTCCGCTGCGCGGTACGCGTCGAGCGCCACCTTGTTGGCGGCGTGGCTCACGACAAGAGGGAAGTCGCTGGTGGTCGCCGCACGCATGAACAATTCATCTGCGGAAAGCCCACGCGTCGCCTGACCTGCACGTGTGAGGGAGTCCTGTGCCAAGTCCCGAAACGACATGCTCGCATACTCCCGACTTGGTTCGGGCAGTTCACCACCGGCCATCCGATAAGCCACCGCATCAGCTTGGCGGGACCGGACGACAGTCGGATCTTCGCTGGATGCCGCGTGCACCCGAATGCGCGGCTTTTGAGCTTGCTGCACAGCTTGCTCTTCGAGAGCTGACTGTCGGATCTCATCGACGGTCATCTCATCGCCCGCTTCGTGCATGCGGGTTTTCCACTCTTCCGGCAACCGGGCCAGTTCGGCCAAGTCGTCGATCAGCGCAGCGCGCTGAGCCTCTTCACTATCGTCCAATGCCATGTCGATACCTCGTTTCTTGGCGTTAATGTCAGCCGGCATCGAAACCAGGCTGACCTCGTTTATCGCCCATGCCTCGGCGATCCTTTTGCGGCCCGTCTGGTCGCGCTCTTCGCGCCAGGACGTGACCGAATACCCAATGGAAAAATGCTTCAGGGTGCCGTCGCGGACACGCGCGACCAGTGGCGCGACATCCTCGGCGCCGCTAAAGCGAAGCAATGCCACGACCTGCTCGCCCTCGATCCGAAAATCGCTCGCCCTACCGATGGTTGCCGTCGCCGTGCTGCGATTATGGCTGTCGAGCAATGGCACGTCTTCCAGCGCGGAAAGATCGAGGCCAACCGGGTCGAGGATTTCCCAAAATGGTCCGTGCTTGTCCCGGCGCCTGACCGGCGTGGACGTAGCGACGACCGCTTGGATCGTCATCGCCGCTTCGTCGAACGCATCAACCGCGACGGCTTCTCGGGTCTGAAAAGCGACCAGACCGTCGCGAGCACTGTCCATGGCCAACAGGGAGTTAGCTGCCTGAGTCATCCTTGGCACCTTTCACATTTGAGCTGAAAGTAAGTTGCATTTGCATTTCACGAGCGCGGTCGGCTGCTATCTCGGCGTCGAGTTCATCAATGCTATACCCCAAGGCCGCCACTGCCTGACGGCGCGACATCAATCCGCGATCAAGCAGAAGTGCCGTGGCCTCAGCGTCCTTGAGCGGGTCAACCCACTGTGGCGCCGGGGGAATCCACTCGACCCTGTACAAGTTCTGGTCGGCTTCAAGCTCACCCCTAAGCACGGCATTTTCCATAACCCGGCGCCAGACCGGATTAAGCATTTGGGGAACCAGCGTATGGAACTGGTATTGCTCCACCTTCTGTCGAAAGCTTACCAGCGCTGCACGCAGGCTAGAGTAGTTCGCGTGACGCAAATCACCGGTCAGAAGGTGTTCCGGTACATCGAGGCCTGCCGCGATGGAGCGGGTCATGTGCTGGAGGTATTCGCCGATTTGCTGAGCCTGTTGGGGCGCTGTTGTGTTGACCTTCCACCCACCCGGCACCTTGAACATCGCACCTGGTTCGAGAGATTGACCTGCCTCGAATGGATCGACACCGCCCGACAGATCGTTCTCGTTTGTGAGGATTACAGACAAGAGCGCGGCTACTTTGGCCCCCATCTGGATAGCGCCTTCAGTCGCGTCGAGTTCGGACAAACGCAGAAGGATCGGCGCCAAGGCTGACACACCACGCACCGCGCCGGGGCCAGTTGGGCGATACACGTGCAGAACGTCTTCAGCCGGAATTCGAACCGGTTCAGCGTAGGTCGGGAACAGATCCGTGGGGTTCGCAGGATGTATCCAGTAGGCTACCCGCCGCCCGTCCCGGTCAATCTCGACCCCATTGGCGATCAGCGCCCCACCGCCAAGGTCAACGGTTTTTGAGGTCGCCAACTGTTCCGCCGGAACCGCCAGCAGTTGATCATCTTGCCAGAGGAAGATCGCCTCGCCGTCCACGCGTTCAGATTTCACCGCCAAGGCTTGGAGACCAGCAAAGTCCGCACGACCCTCAGCGTCGGCGCGCAACGCCCAATCTCGGAAAACTGCATCGGCGTTCTTGCGAGTCTCTGTGTCGGGATGTTGCGACGTAGCTGTGATCCCTGCCCCAACTGCGGCACTCACCCACGCGCTTACGCCGCTGTGTGCAAGCGGGTTGTTCTCATGGAAGTGCCGAGCCCGCCGCTGAATCGAGTCGCGTGCAGCTGCGGTTTCACTGCCCCAAGACCCGAAGCTTGCAGCACCGGAATTAAAGCGACGCCCGGATGGCGTTGCAGCCTCATAGCTTCGCTGCGCAGCGGCCTTCGCATCACTTGGGCGTCGGAAGAGACGGTCGAGCAGGCTCATTGATTACTTACACTCCAGCAGCGGAGCGACTAAATCAGAGGCCGGGATTTCGAGCGTGCCGATATGGGTTTCGACGTTGAGTAAATCGACAGCTCGCGACGCCCGCTTGTCGGCGGTGGTCCAGCCCTCCCAGAATACGTTTGCCGAAGCGCGACGCTTGCCATCGTTCTGACGGGCGAAACGAATGCGCAACGACCACCCCTCGCCCGCTTCCGTACCACGAACTATGCAGTGAAGGCCCGATCCGTAGCCCTTTCCCGCTGCAGAAGGAGGATGCGAGGCATCGTGAATCGGCGGCTCCGTCAATGCGCGGTTCACGATTTCGAGTTCGGAGGTCGAAAGGCCGCAATCGGCGCATGCGAGAAGCAATCGCGCCCTAAGAACCTCCTGCGGCTCATAGCTCGCGGGTGAGTTTCTCGTGCGTCCAGGTTCGGACACCAATAGCGACTTGAACATCGGGTTGCGAAGACGAGCGTGTGTTTCGTCGGGGTCTACCCCGTCGATACGAGCAATTTTTTCGGCAATCGCGCTTAGACGCATGGGAACACTCCTGATTGTGTACAAGTCAGGTAGCACACCAACCAGATAGTTGCAATCTATTTTCTACTTTGGTCGATTTGGGTTCTACCCCACTTCAATGGGCCGCGCACGTAGACTCGAAAACCAAACTGACGATACCTTCGCGACCTCCGGTCGATGAGCTAATTCACGACTCTTAGCAGTCATTATGCCAGGGGTCTTAATGCTGCGGTGCGCGCACAAACGCGGTCATTGGCGCCATGGGCGAAACCTCTGCGAGCGTAATACAAGATCGGATCTTCAGCCCTCAGGCCCGAAAAGAAAAAACGCGCCCCGCAGGACGCGCTTTAATGTGGTGCTACTTCGAGCTTGTTAACGGCTCGACCGCGAATTCTGAACTCTTTGTTCTTTGCACGTATTCGTCACAATTTCAAGTTGCAATTGCTCCAAATATTCCAAAGACTTCCGCTTATTGTATGGAGGGAGACAGATGCGCCTAGGTCTCGACATCGGAACGAATTCCATTGGCTGGTGGCTCTATGAAACCGATGGAACTGAAACCAATTCCAAGATCATAAGCGTGATCAATGGGGGCGTCCGCATCTTCTCGGATGGCCGTGACCCGAAATCATGCGCGTCCCTGGCCGTGGATCGCCGGGCCGCCCGCGCCATGCGCCGCCGCCGTGACCGCTACCTGCGTCGCCGTGCGACGCTGATGAAGGTTCTTGCCAAAGCTGGCCTCATGCCCGCCGCACCGGCAGAAGCCAAAGCGCTGGAGCTGCTTGATCCGTATGAACTGCGGGCAACTGGTTTGGATAAAGCTCTGCCGCTGACCCATCTCGGGCGGGCATTATTTCATCTCAACCAGCGGCGCGGCTTCAAGTCCAACCGCAAGACGGACCGAGGAGATAATGAACGTGGCAAGATCAAGGACGCGACGGGACGGCTTGAGCAAGAAATGATGGCCAACGGCGCCCGCACCTATGGCGAGTTCCTTAATATGCGCCGCCAGCGGGTCAGCGATCCGCGCCACGTTCCGCCCGTGCGCACCCGACTGTCCGTCGCCAATCGGGACGGGCCGGATGGCAAGGAAGAAGCCGGTTACGATTTCTACCCGGACCGGAGACATCTAGAGGAGGAGTTTCACAAGCTCTGGTCGGCGCAGGCGCTCTATCATGCTGAATTGAATGACGAATTACGCGATCTGGTCTTTGAAAAGATCTTCTACCAGCGCCCCCTTAAGGAACCGGAAGTCGGTCTGTGCCTTTTCTCGGGCTACCATGATATTCCCTCTGACGAGCGGCGCCTTCCTAAGGCCCACCCGCTGACCCAGCGCCGCGTGCTCTACGAAACCGTGAACCAGCTGCGCGTCACAGCGGACGGGCGCGAAACCCGACCCCTAACGCTGGCGGAACGCGATCAGATCATTCGTGCGTTGGACAACAAGAAGCCTACGGCATCGTTGACTTCTATGGTCCTGAAACTGTCCGCACTGGCAAAGGTACTGAAACTGCGCGACGGCGAACGCTTCACACTGGAAACCGGGGTCCGCGATTCAATCGCCTGCGATCCGGTCCGGGCCAGCCTTTCACATCCCGATCGTTTCGGCCCGCGCTGGTCCACGCTTGACGGCGAGGCGCAATGGGACGTCGTAGGCCGCATCCGCAAGGTGCAGAGTGATGCGGAATATGGCGCGCTGGTTGAGTGGCTGATGAATAACCATGCGCTCGACCGCGACCATGCCGAGGCAGTAGCGAATGCACCGCTGCCCGAGGGTTACGGGCGGTTGGGGCTGAGCGCGACCACCCGCATCCTAGAGAAGCTGGAGGCGACTGTCGCTACCTATTCAGAAGCCGTAGCCGCTTGCGGCTGGCATCATTCGGATCAGCGCACTGGTGAATGCCTCAACCGCCTGCCATATTACGGCGAAGTTTTAGAAAGGCATGTCATTCCGGGCAGCTACAACCCGCAGGATGACGACGTAACCCGCTATGGCCGGATCACCAATCCAACCGTCCATATCGGGCTGAACCAGCTTCGGCGTCTGGTGAATAAGATCATCGAGACCTATGGAAAACCGGACCAGATCGTCGTGGAACTGGCGCGGGAATTGAAGCAATCCGAGAAACAAAAAAAAGACGCTATGCGAAACATCCGCGAGGCGACAGATGCTGCGAAAAAGCGGAGTGAGAAGCTTGAAGAGCTAGGGATCGAGGATAATGGCCGCAACCGGATGCTGTTGCGGCTTTGGGAGGATCTGAACCCCGATGATTCCATGCGCCGCTTCTGCCCTTATACGGGCGAGCGCATTTCAGCCGCGATGATCTTCGATGGCTCTTGCGATGTGGATCACATCCTGCCCTATTCGCGCACGCTTGACGACAGCTTCGCCAACCGCACGCTCTGCCTCAGGGAGGCCAACCGCGCGAAGCGCAACCAGACGCCATGGGAGGCTTGGGGCGGGACAGAGAAATGGGACGCGATCGAAGCCAACCTGAAGAACCTGCCCGACAACAAACGCTGGCGCTTTGCCCCGGACTCCATGCAGCGGTTCGAAGGGGAAAACGATTTTCTCGACCGGGCGCTGGTGGACACCCAATACCTCGCCCGGATATCGCGCACCTACCTCGACACGTTGTTCAGCGAGGGCGGCCATGTGTGGGTCGTTCCCGGACGACTGACGGAAATGCTGCGGCGGCACTGGGGGCTTAATTCCCTGCTGAGCGACGTCGAGCGCGGTCCGGTCAAGGCCAAGAACCGCACCGATCACCGCCATCACGCCATCGACGCCGCCGTGGTCGCCGCGACGGACCGAAGCTTGCTTAACCATATAAGCCGCGCTGCCGGTCAAGGCGAAGAGGCCGGCCAGTCCGCCGAACTCATCGCCCGTGAGACGCCGCCGCCCTGAGAAGGGTTCCGGAGTGATCTCGAGGCTCGGCTCGGCAGGATCATCGTCAGTCATCGCGCCGATCACGGTCGGATCGACAAGGAGGCACGCAAGCAAGGCAAGGATAGCACCGCCGGTCAGTTGCATCAGGAAACCGCCTATTCCATCGTCGATGACACGTACGTTGCCAGCCGGACCGATTTGTTCAGCGTCAAGCCTGCGCAGCTGCTCGATGAGGCAGGCCGGAGTGGCCAGGTGCGCGACCCGCAGTTGCGAAAGGCGCTGCGCGCGGCAACCGGCGACAAGACCGGCAAGGACTACGAAAAGGCCCTGCGCGAATTCGCGTCCAAGCCGGGCCCATATCAGGGCATCCGCAGGGTGCGCATTATCAAGCCCCTCCAAAAGCAGGCTCGGATTCCTGTGCCCGCTCATCATCCGATCAAGGCATACCAGGGCGGCAGCAACCACATGTTCGAGATCTGGCGGTTGCCCGACGGCAAGATCGAGGCCCAAGTCATCACGACCTTCGAGGCCCATACCCGGGAAGGTGAAAAGCGGCCGCACCCCGCGGCCAAGCGTCTTTTGCGGGTGCACAAGGGAGACATGGTCGCGTTCGAACGAGACGGACAAACGGTCGTCGGTCATGTCCAGAAAATGGACATTGCAAATGGCTTGTTCATTGTTCCGCATAACGAGGCAAATGCTGACACGCGAAACAACGACAAATCCGATCCATTTAAGTGGATCCAGATTGCGGCGCGGCCGGCGGTCTCATCTAGGATCCGCCGTGTATCTGTCGATGAGATTGGTCGGCTTCGGGACGGAGGCGCCAAGCTCAGCTAGGCTGGATTCGCCCGAATCGACAAAACATGCCAACATTCCAAAGATTTGGGGGTGAAGGCATGGATCAGATCGTCGATATCTCGACCGATGGTCGGCATCTTTCTCGTAACCGTGGTTTCCTGAAAGTCAGCGAAGGCGCCGAAGAAATCGGCCGTATACCGCTCGACCAGATCGCAGCGGTGATCGTGCACGCCCATGGGACCACGTGGTCAACCTCGCTCTTGACCGAACTCGCGGAGCGCGGAGCGCCGGTCGTTTTGTGTGGCTCCAACCACGCACCCCGATCCGTTCTCCTCCCTTTAGAGGGGCATCATGCTCAGGGCGCCCGTCTGCGCGCCCAATGGCAAGCCAAGGCTCCACTTCTGAAGAGAGCTTGGAAACAGGTGGTGATCTGCAAGATCGCCATGCAGGCTGCCGCTCTGGAGGCCATGGGAGAGACCCACGCACCCGTTGCCATGCTCAAGCGCAAGGTCACCAGCGGCGACACCACCAACGTCGAAGCCCAGGCCGCCCGGTATTACTGGCCTCGCATGATGGGTGAGGAGTTTCGACGGGATCGCGCCGCACCCGATCTCAATGCGCTGTTGAACTACGGATACACCGTCCTGCGGGCTGCCACCGCGCGCGCCGTTGTGGCCGCAGGGTTGCACCCCACCATCGGACTGCACCATTCCAACAGGGGGAACGCCTTTGCACTGGCAGATGACCTGATGGAGCCGTTCCGACCAATTGTCGATTGTTGCGTCCGTGGTCTCTCCGCCCGTAACGGCCCGGAGGTGGATACAGAGGCCAAACAGACCTTGGCAAGGCTCATAGCTCTCGATTTGCCCTTGGGGAGTGGTCAGACACCGATGTCCGTCGCACTCGGCAAACTCGCTGTGTCGCTGGGTCAGAGCTTCGAGACGGGACGCCTGAACCTTGCACTGCCTTCACCGCCCGATGCCCTGACCCTTGCGGGGTTGGGAGCATGACCACCGCAGCTGTCTATCTGTCTGGATACCGACTCATGTGGATTCTCGTGATGTTTGATTTACCCACCGACACCAAGCCGCAGCGGAAGGCGGCGACGGACTTTCGGAATTTCCTGCTTGATGAGGGTTTCGAGCGCAGTCAGTTCTCGGTCTATGCCCGCTTCGTCAACGGCAAAGAGGCGTTCCAAACGCGCGTGAACCGCATCGAGCGACATCTGCCCGACAAGGGCGACATCCAGATCCTCAACTTCACCGACCGGCAATATCGTGATATTGTTCACTTCTCTGATCAGGGCCGCAGGGCGGCTAGGAAGAATCCGGAACAACTGGCGCTGTTTTGATGACGTTTCTTCGGTTTGCCTCACTTGTCCCCTCCCAATGCCCCTGTGTTTTCAGGAGCTTGGAAGAGGAACAAGTTTAGCTGTTCAGAATTCGAGGTCCAGCCGCAACCGCCACATGGAGGAGCAGATGGCAGCCTACAGTTTAGCTGTTCAGAATTCGAGGTCCAGCCGCAACCACGACAAGACGCAGACGACCGTGATCCTGAGTTTAGCTGTTCAGAATTCGAGGTCCAGCCGCAACGAGGTGGCGCGTGGCGACGGGTAAGGTCAAGTTTAGCTGTTCAGAATTCGAGGTCCAGCCGCAACAGGTGTGCCGCCATCCTCGGCCAGCGCGCAGTTTAGCTGTTCAGAATTCGAGGTCCAGCCGCAACCCCATTCGCGCAAGAACGCGGCGGATGGAAAGTTTAGCTGTTCAGAATTCGAGGTCCAGCCGCAACCACCGGGCAGCCTTTCTGCAACTTTGTATTAGTTTAGCTGTTCAGAATTCGAGGTCCAGCCGCAACCATCTTGCACCAGAATGAAAGCCGTGTCAGTTTAGCTGTTCAGAATTCGAGGTCCAGCCGCAACTACATGCCGGACGGCCACACCTTCGCCGCAGTTTAGCTGTTCAGAATTCGAGGTCCAGCCGCAACGAAGATAACGACGCGATTGTGACTGTGACGAGTTTAGCTGTTCAGAATTCGAGGTCCAGCCGCAACTCGTAGTCGGCAGTCATCGTGTCGGCGCTAAGTTTAGCTGTTCAGAATTCGAGGTCTAACCACCCAAATTCTGAACGGCTGCTTTGTGTCAAGACCTAATAGCGCTCGCTCGCGCAACGAAAGTCCGGAAACCACCCCTCGCGCCGTCGTGAAGCGGGTGGACCCTGCCAGACTTCGCCGCCTTCCGGGCCGAGGTGAAGAAGGCCTTCAAGGCCGATATTCCTCTGTCCGAACGTTCCGACTGGGAAGACTGGATCACCCGCGACCGCGCTGAAATCGCCCGTCTCACCGCCGAGATCGCGCAAGCCGAGGCGAAGATCGACGGCATCGTCTACGACCTCTTCGACCTCACCGCCGACGAAATCGCCCTTTTGGAAAGCGTGGTGTAAACCATCAATGCCCCAACCACTTTGACCTCGCGACTGTCGGCTCTGGTCTTGGTACGGCACGGGTTGCAAGCTCTTCTGCTCTTTGCTCGACATTTTGGCCAAGCAACTGCCTCGCAGCCCATGCATAGACCGTCGCGTCCAAGGTCTCGGCGCGCTTGCCTTTGATCCGTTCGAAGCGGGCCACCGGCTTGCCATGCGAGTACCGCACCACCCGCCGTTCGCTGGTAAGTTGTTCGAAATAAACGGCTTCCAACGCAGCCCCAAAACGGACGCCCTCCCCCCGATTGAGCCGGTTGAACAGTTGCGCCTTCACGGCGTCCGACCCCACCAGCCACAGTGGCGCACCCTTGCTACTCGATCGCTGCAAGAACTGGCGTGAAAACCCCGGCACGCCCTTAATGGATACCACGCGTCTGCCAAATCGTGACCGCGTGAACTGGTGCACCAAATCCGTATGGCCCCCATCACCTGAGTCGATTGCCGCTGCGTCAACTCCAATCTGCCCGCCGTTCGGGTGTTTCCAGGTCTGTCGAAGCAAGGAGTCCAAGTCGGTCCAAACCGCTTCACCGTCTATCGCGCCCCAAAAGACGCGATGGTCTAGAACGAAAATATCGGTTTCACCATGCCCGAGCACCACAGCTTCCAACCGATCATCCTGACAGTCTACGCCAACGGTCAGGAACAGGACCTCTGGAGGCAAATTGTCCAGATCGAACGCTTCGCGGCGCTGAAACAGCGCGTGCTCGTCCAGATCCTCGCCTTCCGTCTTCCATGGCTCGCCAAGCACAAGGTTCGTGAAGGCCTGCAAGGTTTCAGGGGAGCGTTTGGCTTCAAGGAACTCAGCCACCAGCTTGCTCCACCGGGCATTGTGATGGGGACTAACCAGCGCGTTGATCCGGAACCCCGCATGACCCGTTACTTCAGGCCGCGTCGCCCTCCAGCGCCCAAACGCCACCATGGCAGCTTTTTCCTTTTCCTCGACCACGCAGCCGTTTTTCGGGCAAACCCAATGCGCCGACCCCGGATCCCCTTCGGTCCAGCGAATATCGCGCCATGCGATTTCGCTGAACTCGCCGCAGGACGGGCATGGCACTTCAAAGACCCGCTGGTCCGATTTTTCATAGAGCCTTGTTGACGGGCCGTGATCGAAAACAGGCGTACTTCCCGCGATGATCTTTCGGTCGCGGAATGTCATCGTCCGCATTTCCGCGATGGTTACGGGGTCGCCTTCGGGGCTGACCTCGTAGCCGTCGATCTCGTCCAAAAGAAGGATCTTCGCAGTATGTCGCCTCAGATTGCGAGGCGATTTTGCCGCGAGAAACTTCAGGCTCCCACCTGCAAACTTCCGATTGAGAAGCGTGGAACGCCCCCGCTCATCGGCCTCCGTGGTCAAGATCCCACGCAGCGCGGGCGACGCCTCGAAAAGGGCTTCGAGGTCCACCGCGTAATCCCGTGCGTCGTCGGCTGTCGGCTGGACAGCCAGTATGGGACATGGCGCGTTCGCACAAAATGCCCCAATGACGCCGGACAAGAGTTGCGTGTAGCCAATGCGCGCGGATTTCAGGACGGTTATTCGTTCAATTTCAGGGTCGTCCACGGCCTCGCAGATCCCGCGCTGATAGGCCCAAAGCCTCATGCGCCCAGGCGTGGCAGAGTGGATCTCAGGCAAGAATACGTTGGCCTCAATCCAGTCGGCCAATGGTTGGACAGGCGGCGGGCGAAGGGCTTGCAGTGCATTGCGGCGGATCAATTCAATTCCCATCGGCCAAGCCCTCCAAAGATGCGCGAATTTCGCGGTCAATCTCGCCCACGTCATGGACCGTCAGATGCGGAAGCGTCGCACCGATACGCGCGGGGACAGCCAGCATGCCAGCCCGCACGTCGCGCAACACGCTGGCCCATTCGCGTTCCACCTCGCCGGTCGCGACCAGTTCGCCTCGTGCCTTGGCGTTTTGCAGCGCCACCTTGTCGGCGTTCTCACGCGCGAGGCGTTCCTTCTCGGCGGCAAGGGTTGATTGTGCTCGACCCGTCGCCTTGTCGCGTAGTGCAGCGGTGTATTTGCGGAGCGAAGCCCGCAGATCGTATTTGCCTGGCTCGACGCGGACCAAGGTGCCGTCACGCGCAAGTGCCTGTATCCGGCCCGCTGAGACGCCTAGCAGGTCGGCCATGGTATCTGTCGGCACGATCTCTGGGAGCCGCTCAGAAGCAGCTGTCTCAAGCTCAGAAGGTGTCGGCGCGAGAAGGTCGATAAACTCGTCAGTTTCCATAGCTGTCACCTGATTTCACCTCGATTGAAAAATTCTGCAAAGCGTGAGGTTTCGCGGTCAGCGCCCCCCGCGTGTCCCACCCCATGGGAAGGACCCATAGCGATGCGAGATATCTTAGCTGCGATACAGCGCATCGGCTCCGATGCGGTCGTCTGGTCATACCAATCCATCAGCCCCCGCCCTCCTGGTCTCCACTCGAACCGGGACAGCCGGACAACCGGACAACCCTAAGGGTGTTGTCCGTGTCCGTCCGGGCAATGTCGTCCGGACAATTGGCCTTGTCCGGCCTTGTCCGCTCTTGTCCGGCCTTCGCTGAGCCTAGGCACTGTTCCAATGAATACAGTGGCTTAATGGCCTCTTGTCCGTCTTCGAACCGGACAGACTTGGAGAGATAGCCTTGTCCGGACAACTCCTTAAGAACGCGCCGGAAACTTCGTTCTTGAGAGTCGGGTTTGTCCGAACTTGATAGGCACCTGGATGCGATACAGCGCATCTTGAGGTCTTTCGTCGCCACACCTTCAGATGCGCTACAATCCATCATGGAATACAGCGCATCCATGAACGCGCGTTGCGTCGCATTCTTGAGCCTCACGGACCTGTCGCCCTGATCCGCCTCGACCAATGGATTGCAGAGCGCGGCGGTCACAGCGTCACCATCTTCATCAAGGCCTACGTCACGGCTCTGGATCGTGAAGGCCAGATCTAGGTCGCACGGGCCGTTCCGGTTTTTCGAAAGGTAGCCGCGCACGATCTTGCCGTCGCGCTTCAAGGCCAATGACACGTCCAGCGCACCGTTCAGGATCGAGTGACCGCGTGGCAACCCGTCGCCTGCCTTCGTATCGTGGTGGACAACAAGGACAGCCGCCCCCCAGCGGGTCAGCGCCCGCGCTACAGCCACGACCCGTCCCATCTTTGCCGCGTCGTTTTCCTCAAGACCGGGGAACGCCACTGCCATAGTGTCGATCACGACCAGCGCGGGACGCTCTGCCTTAACGGCGGCGACAAGTGCTTTGAAGTCCGGTGCGTTCTTGTCCAGTAGTCCACCGTTCAAGCCCGCCACGACCTTGAAGCCCGGCGCGGCGCCGTAGGTCTCTCGCAGGGCATGGACCCTTTGCTGCATCCCGTGCGGGTCTTCAGCGGCCACGTAGAAGGCGCCGCCCTGCTTCGTTCTCAGCCCGAAAGCCATTGCCCCCTGAGCCACACAGTAGGCCAGATACGGTGCGATTGTGGACTTGCCGCAACCCGGCTGCCCAACGATTGCGCCAACGTCGCCCGGTGCCAGAAGGCCCTTCACGACGTAGCCCCGACGCGGCGCGGCTACACAGTCTTCTGGTGACAGAAAGGTAAGGCGCGATGGCTTTTCGCCCTTGTCCGGTGCGGCCAGAATATCGTCGAGGTCGTCGGACGTATCCGCATCCGCTAGCAGATCCAGAAAGTCCGGCTCAAGCGGCGGCAGATCGTCAAAGTCGTCGGCGGTGATTTTGAGCCGGTCCCACCCGTGTTGTTCGGCCAGCATCAGAAGCGTTCCAATGGTCGTCTGCTTACCCCGACGGTTCCGGCCAAATGACTTCCAAGTTCTGCGCTGATCCTTAGCGTTGTATTTCTCGGATTGCCGGGACCATTCGCCCCAAAGGTCGAACGCCGTTGCGCCGCCGTCATCCCAATCGTGAAGGGCCATACCGACCTTCAGCCAATCGTCACGATCGTCAGCGTCTGTGATAGCGGCCAGCGCGCTTTTTACTGTTTCGAAAGGCACGTCTGGACGCTCAGGCTCAGGGTCCGCAAGAAGATCCTCGAAAGGCTCTTGCGCTGCCGGGAAGAGGTCAGCCGAAACAGTCGGAGCGCCAATTAGGCTCCATAGATCAGGCATGGCGTCCCTGCCCTCAGCCCAACGATATCGCTTGCCGGAATCCGGGTGGATGGACCCCGGCGCGACCACTTGTGCGCCGTCGCCCAAGAGTTCGATTTTCCAGCCGTCATCACTGGCGAGGTAGCGCATCGTGCGTAATGGGTGTTCTGTAAACATGTAGAAATGGCGCCGCGCGCCGTTGGCATTGCCCGATACGACGCAAGGCAACTGGTCCAGCCCTGGCACGATCTGGCGCGCGGCGGCCAATGCCTCATGCGCTTTGCTGGCATCCTTCACGTCCACGTCGAGAACGTGAAAATAGCCATCCCGAGTCTTGGAGGGCGTGCCGGTGCGAAACCCCATATTGTAACCGTCGCGGTAGGTGTCACAGAGGTCGTCGAGCGACTTTCGGGGTAGAGTCGACCAGTCGAACTCGACGGGCGCTTTGCTACGCGGCTTCAGCCAATGGGCCGAGACACCGAACTCGATCAGTTCGGCGTGCTTTTCAAGTAGTTGCACTTGACTCTTAGATGCATTCCAGTTAAGTATTTCATCAGGCATTGGGAACCTCCTTTTTCTGATGTTGTTGGTTGGTGAAAATGTGACCTCGCAGCGTTCCTTCCGCTGCGGGGTTTTTTCTTGTCAGAGATTCGAGTCTCGCCATTCTGGGCATTGCCCAGAATTTGCTGCACGGTTTGCTGCACAAATCGCGACACGCGTCATTCGTAACGCATTGTTTTAGAATGGTTATTCTTGATTTGACTCGGCTACCGGCGGACTGTCTCTCCGCCACACCCCCTTGGGATGCTAGCTGCAGTTTTCAGGCTTTAACGGGTGCCGGTCCACGGCCCGTAGACGGTCGCACGCGGCTTCCTTCGAAACCCGCATTTTGGCCCCGAGAGGCGACCGGGCCGCCCCTCTTGCCAGTCAGCAGCGCGTCAGGACCATTTCGTCTCGAAATCGTCCGGCAGCAACAGGTTGTGCCGCCCCAGATTGGCCACGTCCCGCTCGCCGCACAGGGCCATGGTGGTATCGAGTTCCTTGTGGATGATCTCAAGCGCCTTGGTGACGCCTTGCTGGCCCATGGCCCCGAGGCCGTTCACGAACGCGCGCCCGATATAGGTGCCCTGCGCCCCGAGCGCCAAGGCCTTCAGCACGTCCTGCCCGGACCGGATACCGCTGTCAAAATGCACCTCGATCTTGTCGCCCACGGCGTCCATGATCTGCGGCAGCATACGGATCGAGCTGAGCGCGCCGTCCAGTTGCCGACCGCCATGGTTCGACACCACGATCGCATCGGCGCCGACATTGGCGGCCATCTTGGCGTCTTCGGCGTCGAGGATCCCCTTGAGGATCACCGGGCCGTCCCACCAACTGCGCAATTCCTTGATCCGGTCCCAATCCAGCGAATGGTCAAAGGCCTCGGCCGTCCAGGACGCCAGCGAAGACGGGTCCGACACGCCCTTGGCATGGCCGACGATATTGCCAAAGAACCGCCGTGGGGTTTGCAGCATCTCCAGCCCCCAAGGCACCTTGGTGGCGAGGTTGGCCATCGAGGCGAGGGTGAACTTGGGCGGGGCCGACAACCCGTTCTTGAGGTCCTTGTGCCGTTGGCCGAGAATCTGCAGATCGACGGTAATGACGATGGCATGGCATTTCGCGTCCTTCGCACGGGCGAAAAGCCGCTTCATGAAGTCATCATCCTTCAGCGTGTAGACCTGAAACCAGAACGGTTTCGAGGTGCGCGCGGCAACATCCTCGATCGAGCAGATCGACATGGTCGACAGGGTGAAAGGAACGCCGAATTTCTCGGCGGCCTTGGCGGCGAGGATTTCACCATCGGCCCGCTGCATTCCCGTCAGCCCGACCGGCGCAAGGCCAACGGGCATCGACACGTCTTGTCCGACCATCTTGCCTGTCGTGCTCCGCCCCGTCATGTCGACGGCGATGCGCTGTCGCAGGCGGATATCGGCAAAATCCGAGGTGTTCTCGCGAAAGGTCTGTTCCGTCCAGCTGCCGGACTCCGCGTAGTCGTAGAACATCTTGGGCGTCCGCCGCTGATGCATCCGGCGCAGGTCTTCGATGTCTGTGATCACGGGCATGGCGGGCTTCCCTTTCGCGTTCCTTGGACAGGACTAGCAATTGGTCGCGGCCCGAACAATGCGGCGGAACGGCCGCAAGATGTAGCGCGTCACAGAAGGATCAAGCCGGTTCGCGGATGCCAGAAAACGCCTTGGACCCCGCGTCGCCGGATCAGGCCTCCACCCGGGGGCGGGTGAGTTCACGGCCGACACGCTCCGCCGCTTCCAACGCGCCCTCGAGGAACCCGCCATCCTGCGATGCAGTCTCCGTGCCTGCAAAAAACACGCGGCCCTGCGGCGCAATTTCCGTATAGGCCGGATGGGCCTGCGGCGGCGTCAGGTCGGCCTGTGTCGCGGTCTCGTCTTCCGTGCTCCAGTCTTGCAGATAGACGGCTGTCGGCTCTGCGGCGTCGGGGCCGAACAGGCGCGAAAGATGCTTCAGCGCGGCGTCGCGGAACCGGGGCGACCGGGCGGCCCCCGGCAGAGCAAAGCCGAACAGCGCCCCCTCGCCCGCATCCGCCGGTGAGGCGTCATGGATTTCCGCAAGCGGCCCACGATGGGAGATTGCATCCCCGTTCAGGCCCTGCGCCCGCCAGAACGGTGCATCGTACACAGCAACGAATTTCGCATGCCCGGCCATCCATGTCGGCGCATCGGGAACAGCGACACCCAACCGGTTTGCCAGACGGGGCGGAAGGGCAAGCACTACGCGCTCAGCACAAAGGGTGCCCCAAGAGCCGGCTATCGCCACCGAATGCGCCGACGGCTCAACGGTATCGACGCGGTGCCCCAAATGCAGCCTGTCGGCCAAGGGCGCCGCAAGGGCGTCCGTCACACGGGCAAGGCCGCCGTCAACGCGCAACGCGCCACCCATGGTTGCAAAATCGAGATCACGGCGAATTGCCCCTGCGGCATCCTCGAAGACCAGTCTGCCCGCGCTTTGCTGGTCGAACACCTGCAGGCCAAGCCGGTCGATCAGCGCCAGCGTCCGCCGATTATGCGGCCAAATCCATGCCGGGCCCAGATCGTAGCCCCCAAGCGACAGCACCCGACCACCGGGCCGATCACGCGCCTCGAGCACGACGACATCGCGCCCCTCGGCGCGCAAACCGGTG